GTCCAGACCCTTTTTATCTAAGAAAATCCTATAACTATTACTAGTTATAATATCTCCATAGACAAGGTACTATTTTATAGTAATCTTTATTCCAGGTTTATTAACGAAGTTAAAGACAGGTTTAAAACCTCTCGTAATTTCATTGAAAGCCTCCGAATCAAAGAATTGATTCTCAAACTTTACAAATTCAAAATTATTTGAAAATGCAGGGTTATGAATCTCCTTTATAAAATCTAATATCTTAAGAGGATTATCTAATCTCTCTTTGTTGATATCAGACTTTATACAATGGAATTCCAAGTTCGTCAGCTCACTCAGAAGTTCATTATGATGTTTCAAGAAAAGATCTAATTCTAAATCTAAAAACTTTTTAGATTTAAGGAATTTAGTTTTATCTTGTTCAAATTCAGATAGGTATATTAAATTATACTTATATGATCATAATCTTCTATGAGTATCATATGTATCATCAATGTCTAACCCCAATCTTAATAAATTAAGATCCGGATAAGTATCATTCTTGTTATTAAAGAAAATATTAGCAAAGACTTGTATTGAAATAAACTGTTTTTTAAATTTTAAAAAATCAGGACTAAGTCAATACGAACGCTCCGTAATAGGTTTCTCTAATTCTAAGGATAATCCTTTATTAGTCATAGATTGATAAAAAGATTCCAGATCATCTGATGTAATGATCTTATCTAGAATAGATATTCGATTCGACATTTTATTTAACTTAAAAACTTTTTTAATAGAATCTTGAATTCTATTAATTAGTATTAATTTAAAAGTTAAAATATTAGTAGAAGCGAAAAATCTATCTTTCTTAGGAATAGGAGTTAAATCCCATTTCTTCGAAAGAAGATAAGACTTTACTACCTTAGAGATGAGCCCAGGTTTCATTCAGTTGATATTTCGACCGAAGAAACTTAAAGGTTTATCTTTATCAGTAATGATTGAAAGTACATCTTCCATTTTGATGATATTAGTTTGGAACAATTGAGTTGCAAATCCTACTAAAGGATATATTCGATCAACAGTTTTATCTGTAGATCTTCTATTACCTATAATTAGTAGTTTTCACAAGTCTTTACCTCAATTATTATTAATTAAACGAGTAGTAACTGCCAATCGCCCAAAGAAATTGTCAGATGACAATAATTCTTTAAACGATAATGCAGAGACATCTTCTCCATAAAGAGAAGTACGTTTAGCAAATTCTAAGACAGGTTTTGTTTCCGATATTATTGATTTAGATAAGTTAATCCCAACTCCAATTTGTTGACAAAACGATTGGTAGCGGGATGCTATATCTTTATCAAATAATACTAAATCATCTCCTAAGATGATGTATTGATCATATCAAACTCCTTTAGAAACTCTCCCCAATGACTGGGCAATGAATTGAATCATCAAATGATGAGTCAAATTTAACATTGCTCAAGAAGATAAAGCACCCATCGGTTGACCAACTTCGTATCGGAGAGATTGTTCGGGTATATTGTAGTTATTTTTAGAGATAATATAATCTCGATTAACTAAAATACTTCCTCACATATCTCCTATCCCAAATAAACTATTTAATATAGCTTTTTGAGAAGAAATAGGTAAACGATCGGTAGCTGCACTTAAATCAAATCCATAGGAACAATTATACTTTAAAGATAAATCTTTAGCATAATTGAAACCTGAGTTTTGATCATGAGTACAATCATTGGGAATCTTCTTAAAGAGAGAAAACAACCAGTTATGTAGAGGATAAAACAGTGATTGAGTTATTACATCAACCATTGCAAATACTCTTAATTTACCGGCTGCTTCCTCTTTAAAAGAAAGCTTTCCTAAAGGTCCAAAAGAATCTTTATACCAACCTCTAATACCATATTGTTTCTTAAGAAATTCTATGTTATTGAACAAGGTAAAAATATTCTTTGAATTAGTTACTTTAAGATAACTTACTATATCCTTAAAAATAATTGAATTATTTTTTAAAGATCAGTAAGAATCTAAAAGACGACTATAACTTTTCGTTCCAAGTGGAGATGACTTAACTATAGGTAAAATCTTAGTTATAGTCAATTCTTCAATATTGGCATCAGAAAATTTCTTTAAGAGACTTGAACTATTAATAGTTAGTCATCTGTTGAAATCGTCTAATACAATATTAGAACCTTGGAAACTTTCAGTAATAGTAGTTAATTTAGGATTAAAAGGTACCTTGATTACCCTATATAAAGAAAATATAGATAATCAAAGCCTTGTAATTCTAAGACTATTATTACAAATAGCGGATCTATCCTGTAATTTTATAATAACAGGTAAACCCGATTTTGAAAGTCTTGGAAAGTTATAATCCGGTTCAACCTCTCTCATTGATTTGAAAGGTTGTCCCGCTAACTTTTTTTGAATACATAATTGAGATGCTTTAAGGTATTTAACTGTATACATATCTCCGTGGTTTTTGACCATTTTAATCAAAAACTTACCGAAGTTATGTAACATTCTAAATCTGGAAGTCTCCTTAGTACTTAAAAGAGACATGGTTATAATTCTATAACCTATCGTTTTAAGAACTAATAACAAATGATAATCATTTGCTAGTGAGATCATAGTACCTGCTTTGTAGACATCTTTATATAATTTAAAATTACTAAAGAAAGAATTTTTTAGACTTATTTCATTAAGTTTAAAATCAATTTTTTTCATGGTATTGTTATTATTATATATTTTATTAATAATAGTATCATTGAAATATTTAGTGGTTACTTTAAGAAAGTTTTCTACAGTAATGTGTAGTTAACAACCCTTTAAAGGTTAAGTTAGGTCTACCAAGACTTGACTTAAAGCTCTGACAATGTTAACATTCATCATGTGATACATTGAGGAGGCCATTTCCAAATATAAACAAGAAACGTATATTAAGAACCTAAATTAAAATATTTAGGAATTAAAATGCGATTACAAAGTAGGCCCTACTCTGCGGTTCTCTTTCGAGGACAGAAGACCATAGGGAACTACCCGATTTAGTTAAGTTCAAA